GCGGAAAAGCCACCGTCAACATAATGCATCGCACCAGTGATGTAACTTGCCTCTGAACCGCAGAGGAACCGAACCATGCGGGCGATTTCGACGGGCCGGGCCAAACGGCCCATCGGCACCACGCGTTCGCCCATGTCACGCGCCTCTTCATCCGTGAGCGGCACCTGACGGCCGGCGGCCCTCAGCATCGGCGTGTCCACCTCTCCGGGACAAACCGCGTTTACTCGGATTCCGTCTCGGGCATGCTCTATGGCGAAAGTGCGGGTAATCTGGTGAACGCCTCCTTTGCTCACTGCATAGGCATGGGCTCCTTTGCCACTGAGTTCACCCCAGATGCTGCCGAAATTCACCACTGCACCGCGTCCATGCTCTCCGTCCACGGACTGTGTCTTCATTTTACGAATCGCAGCGCGACACATGAAAAAGACTCCACCAAGATTGATACTCATGTTCCGATGCCAATCCTCGTCAGTAGTATCAACTCCGTCGGCTCGCACAATGATTCCGGCCGCGTTCACCAGACAGTCGATCCTCCCGCCGGCCGAGACCTGATCAATCACCTCATCGCAGAACGATGATTGGCTGATGTCGCCAATGATGGCCTCCGCGCCAAGCGTCGCGGCAGTGGCTGCTGCAAGTTCCGCATTACGGTCGATGATGAATACCTTCGCCCCGGATTCAATGAAAAGGCGGGCACATTCCGCTCCCATTCCGCTGGCCCCTCCGGTGACAGCGATGACTTTTCCAAGGAAACTATTTGTTGTTTGGTTCTGCATAATGATGTGTTGGATATGATTGGAATCCGGCTGTCAGGGATCTGGCTTTTGCGGGATGCTCCTCAAACCGCCGTTGTGCCGGTCCGGAGGACGGGAAGAGGGGGTTGCCTTTGGTTCAAGTGGCCGTGGAGGTGTTCCATGTGCCAGCGGCAATCTGGACACCAGGATCGGGAGATGCATCCCAGGTCAACTGGGCGTGAGCTTGAAGGGAAATGGCAAGGAAAGTCCCTGCCAAGGCGGAATGACTGGAGAGGTGTTTCAATTTCATTTATTCCGGGGATAGCGAGTTTGGGGGAATCAAAATGGATGTCGTGCGAGTGGTCGGAATTGCTTCAACCCTGCGTCGTCGGCTTGGGTGCAATGGAGGATTGCAACTGTGCTTTCCGATTCAGACAGGGCGTTCGCATAACCCGGGAACTTTTCCGAGTTCTCCGGAAAGAGGCTAGAGGGAAGACAACCGATTCAATTGTTCCTAGAAGGAACATTTTTTGGATCCATCGGATTTTGACGTAGGTTTCGCGCCATCCGGAAGTCGGGTTTCACATCGAGGAACATCCCGCTCACGGCTGGTTCCGCTTGTTGGAAAGTCCGTCGCTTACGACTTCGGCGGTTACTCCATCAAACCCGATGGTGGCAAAGGAATGAGAGCGGACAAGGCCGGTGCCTGCACCATGCCGGGTGTTATGGAGGCGATTGACTTGAAAAAACTTCCGCTTCACGTCTCAACTTGCTGGCAGATTTGCCGGAATCCGTCTGATCGGGATATCTCCGAAATCACCTCTTCCGGTGATGAGTGACAGGGTGAGGCTTTGAATACTCCATGTCTGTTAGACGCGCAAGGCTTCCGCCCGGCTTGAAGCTCTGGAACGGAATGTTTCCAAGAAGGTCCATTCGTCCGGGACCGTTTTCTTCGATGATGGAAATGATGGTTTTCGTGACCCCCTTTCCGATGGCGATTCCATCGAAGAGATAGTGAGCAATGTTGGGGATGACCCGGGACATCGTTCCGTCCCCAAAGCGCGCAACAACCGATGCCGATTCAGGGACACGGACTCCGGAATACTGGAGAATATTGAGAACGGAAATCGCCTCCTGCGGCTCCATCACAAGATAGGCCGTTACCGGTTTCCGACCCAGTCGTGAGGCCAGGATTCCGTTCATGATTGAAGTCATGGTGAGGTCATGCTCGATCAATGAAAGCCTTGCATCAGGACGCTCCGCCTTGGCCGAGAGAAAGCCCCTGACGCTTTCCTCTTCTGCGGCAACCCGCTTGATGGGTGTGACAAAGGCGAGATGGTCGTGTCCCTCGTCCAGGAACCTGAGGGCGGCATGGCGGCAGGCACCCTCCAAGTCCAGCCGTATGGCCGGCAAGGAGATTCCCGGATGGGCCGCACCAAATATCACGGCAGGTATTTTTTCCCGCTGGAACCAGGCCTGAATTTGTTTGGTGGTTCGGAAAAGAATCCAGCACGCCGTATCGGGCCGCGAAGTGATTTGGCGGAGCCTTTCCTCACTGAAGCGCTTGTAGATCCCCGGTTCATGTTCGAAAACCAAATGATAGCCCCGATCCGCCAACTTGGCTTCCACCGTGGAATACACCTTGGTGGACAACTCACCCAACTGGAAAAACGGCTCATTGCTCAGGTAGCGGATCATGCGTGAAGGCTTGGACTTCTTCAGATCCTTTTTGGCCGATACGGATCGTGCGACAATCGTGTGGTTCCGCCCGTTTCCACCGGGGAGAATGAGTTTTTTGGCAGCGAGAACTTTCAATGCTGCCCTCACCGTGTTTCGTCCGACCTTGAGCAATCGGCACAACTCCGATTCGGATGGCAGACTGCCTTTCCACTGGCCGCTGGAAATCGCCTCTTCGATGATCTTTGCAACCTGCGAGCGCAGCGTCGACGCTTTGGGGCTGGGTGGAACGAATGGTTTTTCCATTGCCGACGTTCGATTATTCCAGAAGGCATGAACCGCCAAGCCCTTTCCGGATTGTTACCCACCTTCCAATTGCATTTGCGGCTAACGGCTAATGGTCCTGGAGATTTGGCCCAAGAGATTTGGATCTGGAATGGCGGAGAGGCAAGGAGCCTCGCGCCACTGCGTTGATTGTCAATCACTTGAGCGTCCATTAGGCCCTAATAGACGGGGTTCTCCTGAAAAAAATTCGGATAAGTTGACTCGAAAACCGGGGTCTATGACCCGGAAACGCAAACGTCGCAGCAGTGTCGTGGAAATCGGAACTGGCCCGGCCAGGGTCCGCATCTACACGATCAATCGGAAAGATGGCTACTCAGAGTTCACGCTCTATTGGAAGGAGGGCGGCCGAGGGCGCCGCCGCAGCTTTGCCTGCATGGATGAGGCGCGGATGGTCGCCCAGCAGATCACGGTGAAGATCGCCAACGGCTGGGTGATCGGAGGGGAGGCGACCAAGCGGGACCTTGAGCTGCTCTGGCATTGCCAGCGCCAAGCGGAAAAATTCGGCGTCACGCTTGCCGCCGCGGTCGATGAGTGGGTGAGTGCCAGATCGGTGGTTGTGGGAATCACGCTGTCCGATGCCGTGCGCTTCTACCAAGCCAATCGCACCGACCTGTTCGCCGTCAAACCCGTGACTCAGGTCGCTGTCGAGTTTGTCGAGTCGCTGAAGCGGAAAGGCGTGAGCGACATCTACGTCCGGAACGCCACCAGCAGCCTCAAGCGATTCACCGATGTCGTCGGGGGCAACATCGCCGACGTCACCGTCGCGGACATCAACAAGTTCCTGGCGGGTTTGAGGAAACTCGGTCCGGTCAGCAAGAACGGCATCCGGCGCAACCTCGTCACGATGTTCAGCTTCGCCAAACGCCAGGGCTACCTCCACCCCGACCGCAAGACGGCAGCCGAGTTGAGCGAGACGTTCAAGGCTCCCGAGACAGAGATCGCGATCTTCACCCCCGACGAGATGCAGAACATGCTACTCGCTGCCAATGCCCGAATCCTGCCGCTCATCGCCATCGGCGGATTCTCCGGGGTGCGTTCTGCCGAGGTCGGGCGACTCCACTGGGAGGATTTCAAGTGGGACCGCGGCCACATCGAGATCGCCGGTCGCAAGGCGAAGACGGCGGCACGACGGTTGGTCCCCCTGTCGGAGAACCTCAAGGCGTGGCTCGCCCCATGGCGCGGGGAAACCGGCCCGGTCATCACGATCACGGACGCGTCGGGCGCTTTGAGCGATACCGCCGTGAAGGCGAAAGTTCCCGGCGGATGGCGTCAGAATGGCCTCAGACACTCGTTCATCAGCTATCGCGTGGCACTGACAGGCGACGTGGCACGGACAGCTCTGGAGGCTGGCAACTCGCCGAAAATGATCTTCCGCCACTACCGGGAGGTCGTGGATGAAGCGGCGGCAAAGGCGTGGTTTTCAATCATGCCGCCCGACGGGTGGGTGCCGCCGGAGCTGAAGTGGAGCCTGCGGGAAAAGCTCAAACGGATGATCTCCGAAATTGAGTCGCCGGTCGTTGACACGACCAAAGATGCGCAACCATGAAAGCGACCATTCTCACACAAAGCGTCCAGACGATGAACTCAAGTGAAGCCATGATGACCTCCGGCTCTGCGGAAATCGTCCAGCCAAAGGTCATCCGGAAGAAGGAACTCGCCAAGCGACTGTCGGTCAGCACCCGCACCGTCGATACCTGGATGGCCAAACGGTTGATTCCCTACATCCAGATCACTCCCCGGTTCTACCTCTACGAGTTCGACGCGGTTCTTGAAGCGATCAAGAAGCACTATCAGATCGAGCCGGTCACACGGACCTGACTTCGTTCCAAACAAAAGCCCCCGGATGGATCTCTCCGTCCGGGGGCTTTTTGTTGGAGTGTCGGGTCAACCCTTGAAGCTTTGGTTCGGCTGGCCGTCATCGAGCAGATCGCCGACCCGGTTCGCCACGTCCTTGAGCAGGGACGCGGCGGCGAAGACGATCAGGCCCACTTTCGGATCAACGAACGGGATGGCGTTCAGGGCGGACACGAAGCCGGCGATCTTGCCGACCAGGCTGATGTATTTGAGCGCTTTCATGGCGACCCGTTCGCCGTGTCAACGCTTCCGCAGTTTCCGCCACATTCCGATCACCGAGAGCACGCCGACCAGCAGGCCGACGAAGAGCGACGCTACACGCAGGTGCCACTCGACTTGCTCCTGCATGGAGGTGATCACTCCGAGCAGCGGCGAGGCGGTGCCGACGATGCCCTTGAGGGCGAACTCGATGTCGAAGGGGGCACGCATGGTCAGGCGAAGGTGATCGGGATGGCGGCTCGGGCGGCGTCATCGGCGGCGGCCTTCACGGCGTTCTCCAGGCTGACTCGGTGGATCCACAGCGTCTGATAGATGCCGCCGTATTGGACCAGCATCGCCCGGACCTGTGCGGTCGGCAGCTCGTGCGGAACACCGTCCTTGTCGGCGATGGTGGTGGTTGGCGGCAACATGCCGAGGCGTTCTGCCTCGTTGAGCATGGTCAGCAGTTGGGTGAAGGCGGTGCGGTCGGAATCGGCGGCACGCAGGGTGACGCCTCCGATGGTGATGCCCTGCCGGATGCGGGCGGCAAAGGCTCCTTCGATGCGGGCGATGGCGGAACGGAGGTTCATGGGGTCGGGCTGTTGTTCACGGGGGTTCCGAGCAATTCGAGGCGGCGACCGGTGGCCGGCATGCCGATCCAGTCGAGCAAGGCGTTGATCTCCGCCGGGTCGTTCATGTCGGCGGTGTCAATCGAGCGGACCATGCCAGGGAACTCGGTCTCCAGGGCGGCGACATGATCGCGGCACCAGGCGAGGTAGGCGCGCACGCGTCCTTCGCGGGTGGTGATCGAGTCGAACTTCGGGAACGCCTTCGACCATCCCCGGTGGACCCATCCATCCGGCGGGACCGTCACGAACGGGTCGTGTTCCTGCCGCTCCATCATCGCCACCCACGAGGCGACGAGTTCGTCGTCGTCGCGCTCGGTTGAGACGAGCTTCACCGGATACCCCTGCGACACGAGCCAGCGGGTCATGCCCGCGGCCATCCTGGTGTTGGCCGGGGTGAAGTCGCCGACGAAGCGGCGTCCCGGCCGGCCCTCGACGAGGCGCTGGGCGAAGCCGTCCACATTGGGCAGGTTGAGGAGCACCGGCGAGTAGCTCTCGTGGCTGATCCAGGCACCCGGCTGCATGTTGAGCAGCGTCGCCATGAACGAGGTGCCGGAACGCCCGGGCCCGAGGCCGAGGACCACGACGGGTTTCTGTCCCTCGGGCAGCGGCTCGGCGGCGGTGTCTGCAGCGAGGAACGAATCCATCACCCGTGCTATCACCGGACGGATTTCGCCGCCGCCGTGGGACACCGGGCCGGGGTTGCCGAACAGCACCACATCGACACGCGCCTTCACCGCAGCCATGTCGCGGCCGTCCTTGTCGTGCCGCCAGCGGGCGCGTTTCTGGCCGAAGTCGAGGCCACCGAAGGCAAGTGCCTCGCGGCTCAGCAACACGTCCTCGTGGACCGGTCGGGCCATCGTGCCGCCGTTGGTGATCGCGGTGGCCGTCCGCAGTTCCTCCTGCTCGACGCCGGCCAGCACGGCATACTTCGCGGCCATGTAGTCCACGATCCAGCGGCGGAATGCGTAGCACGGACCATAGACGTAGCTGTCGTTGCGGCCGTAACCGGCACCCGCCAGAGCAGGCTTGTCCACCAGCGGCTTGACCACGTTGGCCAGCGACAGGACAAGCGTGTCGGGGTCGATCTTGAGCACGAGGTCGGCTTCGCCTGCATGGTCCGACATCACGGCCATCTGTTCGGCGAACCAACGCACGCCCCGGAGGTTGCCGCGCCGGGGTTGGACCGTGCGGACCACCGGCACGCCATTGGTGGCGAGAGCCGTCCGGGTGGCCTGTGGAAGCGGCGCGTTGCCGTCCTCCACAACGACGAAGGAGGCGTCATGGGTTCCCTTCCCGGCGCGTGCGGTGGCGATGCAGCGGGCGAGCAGCGGTGCCTCGGGGGCGTGCGTGAAGATGAAGCAGGTCAGTTTCATGGGATGAGAGGATAGTAGGAACCGTAGCCGCCTCCGGTCGTGCTCAGGTCGCCGTGGACCGAGACGACGCCCGTGTTGAGGAAGCGCAGGGTGGCCATGCCGTTCGGGTCGAGATAGACCTCGGAGCCGGGATTCTGGCGGCCGGGCTGGCTGGTGAGCACGGGCCAGGAAAAGAGCGCCCCGACCGGGATCGGCGAACTGCCGTTGAGGTTGAGGACTGCGAATCCGGGGATGGTCCATTCGCCGGTTCCTTGGGTGAGCACTTGCCCCCAGAAGGCCGACCCGCCGTGGTAGGACTCCATGTAGCTCACGAGGTCGGCGAGCGTGTAACCATACCATGCATACGTTGGATCGAGGACGTAGAGCGCCAGCCCCTTGAAGAACTGCGGAAGTGGGTAGGAAGCGTAGTCGTAGGGCGAGTAGAGCACGGCACGCTGCCCCTGGGTGATGCCCACCCACGATCCGAACTGGTTCAGGCCGTGAATCGGTGCCCCGCTGAGCGACGGATTGGCCATCGCGCCGATGGTGCTGCGGGCCGACGCGGCGGAGGTAGCCTTGATGAGCGCACGGCCGGTCGTGGTCGAATCGGAGATCGAGGCGGCGTTGATGGCGAGCTGCGCGGCGGGCACCTTGCCGCCGGAATCCAGACCCGCATACCCGTTCGCGACACCCTTGCGGGCGACAAGCTCGATCCCCTCCGGTGCCGGATAGGCGGGCTCGGCGGATTCGGGCACTCCCTCGTCCCCGCGGTTCACGTCGTTCTCGACGATCACGAGGAAGGTGCGGGTGCTGGTCGGCTCCGCGCTGCCCTCGCGCCAGGTGATTTCACCCATGAGGGTGATCTCGGACAGCTCGGTGGCGGTTGCGGACCCGACGTTGAGCGCCGAGTTGAGTTCCTCGGTGTTGAAGCTGGGCGAGCACTGATAGACCGGGCTCTCCGTTTCGGGGGCTGGCATCGTCCAGTCAGCGGTGTGGACGAGGTAGCCAACGTCATAGCGGTTGCGCGGCTTCACGCCGAAGCGCATTTCCAGCGAAACGGGATCGCCGATGGCCTCGGGAGTGGTGCCGTCACGGAGGAAAGCGACCTCCAGCTTCGCCGCGTCTCCGCGCTTGAACCGCAACGTGGTGACCGGGTTGCGGAATCCGGGTCCCTCGATCAGTTCGAAGGTTTCAAGATCGACGTGGAGCTTCACGCCCGTGCCCTGCTGTCAACCGGATCACGCCCCCGTGTCATAGGTCAGCCGGTGCCCCTCGAAGAACACGCTTCCTCCCGCCGCTGGCGGATCGAGCGTGAGAGCTTCCGATTCGTTCCTTTCATCGACCGCGGACATGGCGGCTTTGGCCCAGCCGGTGGACAGAACCTTGCCGCGCGGATCCGGCGCGTCGAACGCCACGAGGAATCGGCCCGCCCATGTGTAGGTTCCCTCGCGCCGGATCTTGGTGGCCGTCTGAACCTTCGAGGTCGATCCGTTGAAGAACACGCTGTCGAACTCGGCGTAGGATTCCTGCGTCCAGTCCTGTCCGTTGATGCTGAGTTGCCACTGGCCCACCTCGCGGGGAAGCTGCAGTCCGGTTTCCGCGTCGAACTCCTCGCTCCATTCCAGATCGGCCGAGCCGCTGATGGTCGCCAGCCCGCATGCCCCCTCATGAGATTCGACGGTTCCCGGAGTGAGGTGCAGCTTGAACGTGCGCTTGCGGTAGCGGTCATTCGCGGTTTCCTCGGAATACACGAGCGGTGAGAATCCGAACCGGGTGCCGCTCCGCAGTTTCATCGCCGCCAGCAGCAGGTAGCTCCCCACCACATCGGGGCCGATGAGGGAAGCGGGATACTTCTGTTCGGCGGGTTTGATCGGGGCATCTCCCACCCGGCCACCCACGTCCCAAGCGTCCCATGCGGTCTGCCACGCTTGAAGATCCTTCACGTATTGCGCATAGGCGTCCGCATCCGCCACGACCCGCCACTGCTTCTGGCCTTCGATGGTGACCTCCTCCTCGATGCGTGCCACGCGGATTTCCCACGCGTCTTCGTTTTCCTCAAGCGTGAGCGTTGCCTGGAGCGTGGATGCATCGGTCGTCAGGACATGGCTCTGGCTCGTCACCCATTCGGAGCCGTCCTCGTTGTATTCGTTGCGGCCTGTCTGGATCGTGACCCGGTATCGCTTTCCGGTGCGGCTCACCAGGGTCAGTTCGTTGGCCTCGCCGTCGCCGGTGTGAGACACCAGGCCGTGGAAATCGTAAGCGTAGGCTGCCTCCATCGGAAACGAGTCGAGCGCATCGGACTCCTGAAACACGCCGTGGCCATCCATCCACACGTCACCAATCAGGTCCGACAGCGCCATTTCCGCGTATCCGTCCCGATAGATTGAATCGCCGACCGCCAGATTCGAGCTTCCCAAATACACAGCCCCGTCATGCTTGGAGCTTTCCCGATGGATGACCGGCGCGTTCTTTCGCCGGACCCGGTTGATCCAGGTGGAAAACCGTCCGTTCCATTTCTCCCCCTCGTCGCCAACCATGCCGAACGGTTCGCCATAAAACCACGGACCGAACGCCACCACGTCACCACCGCCGACGATGCCAAGGTATCCGTCGCTCTCACTGCGGGTGGCTCCCTGGCCGATGTAGGAGTACGTGCCGAGGCCGCCGCCTGTCGCTTCGCGGAAGTCATCCGGCTCGTCCATCCACCGCTGCAACTCACCCGCAAGCCACGCCTTGTCCACAGCCTCGGAGAGCGTGATCTCGATGTGGGTCGGCGGATCCTCGAACGGATCACCCTGCTTCGCAGTGGTCGCCGTGCGGGTATGAGTCAGGCCGATGGTGTGGTTGCCTTGCTCCACAGTCTCGACGCGCACTTGGTTGGTGTCCTGATCGAACACGTAGGACCGGGTCAGCGTGCCGCTCCAATACTCCTCTTCCTCGAAGTCCACCGAAGTCGATTTTCGATAGGCGGCAAAACCGCAGATCGGCTCGTCCTCAAGCGTCCCGTCCTCCTTGAACTCGCGGGTGTTCTTGTATTGGAGGAAGAAGTCATCGCCGTGGAAGCCGCGGGTGCGTGGATTGCCGCTGCCCGACGGATCGATGAAAAACGGCGTGAGCGGCAGGCGAAACCACACCTGCTTGATCGGCGCCGTCGGTTTGGGCGGCATCAGGTCGTTGTAGGTGAGGTTCATGTTTCAGTAGGCCAGCCGGTGATAGGTGAGTTCCTTGCCGACGCGGATGTCGCCGGCCGAAGATCCCGGTTGGATCGAGGTGACGTGCTCGCTCACGACCAGTGATCCGCCTCCCGACTGCGCGATGGTGTGAACGCCGTCGGCAACGAAGACCATGCCAAGCGAGACGACCGCGCTGTTGGGACGGCTTGCCCCGATTTCCCAGTCGGGCATTTCATGGGAGTCGTAGTTCGGGCCGGTGACGATTTCCCATCGGGTGACGAGCAGCGAGCCGGTGGTCCTCAGCGTGGCCTTGGCGAAGAAGTAGGTGGTTGCTGACACATCGAAATGATCATCCCAGTTTTCCGCGACCAGATTGTTGAGCGTGCCCCATTCGATGTAATACCGCTTGCCGGTCGCCTGCGGGTCGGGCGGTGTGGCCGGTGCGGCGATGTAGGGCGGACGCGACCCGAGGATGGCGAGCGGAACTGCCTTGGCACCCGCGCCCCCCGCAGCGGAGGGCTTCACGCGAAAGGTGAAACCTGCCGAGGTCGAAACAATCTCGGTGCCGGGGCCCGGTCGCGGCGTGCGAGCTTCCAGCGCGTCGATGAGGAGGTTCCAGTCCTTGGCGAGGATCGGATTGCCGGGGCGTTTCTTCGATGGCAGGCGCATGATTTCAGAGGTTGTAGATGTCTTCGTCCCAACCGCCCGCGTCGGATGAAATCCACTCGCGCTCGATGCGGTAGGAGTTGCCCTCCTGGCTCTGGCTCACGCTGTTGAGCAGCCACGTCCGACCGTCTGATAGGTTGGGCTGCCGCCCGTCGGGGCTGTCGATCTGCCCGATCTTGCGCACGTCGCTGGATGCCGCCGAGGTCTTGCGCACGGTGGATTGCCGCCAGACCACCTTCGGCGAGTAATAGGAGGTTTGGCCGCGCAAAATCTTCTCCAGTGCCTTCTTGCCGGTGGCACTTGTCACCTTGTCCTTGTAGGAACTGCCGGAAGAATCCTTGTCTTTGCCGCTGATGATCGCCTGCAGCGCCTCCTTCTCCTCGTCGGTGAGATCGCGGAACTTCTTGTGGGAAAGCAAAGGCTCCTCGGACAACGACAGGCCGAGCGAGTAGGTCGTCTTTGCCGGGTCGTTGGCGGTGTTGTCGGTGCCCGCGTAGTTGCAGGTGATCTGGGCAATGTCGCCCTCGCTGACTTGGGCGGTGGCGTTGTCCACCCAGATGAACGGAATGTCCGGGTGGGGAGTGCCCGGACGCGGCATTACCTGGGTGAGGGAATTGCGGTGGCACAGGAACACCTGGGTGGCGGTCCACTTGCCCTCGCGGTCCACCGCCACCGAATAATCCGGCTGCGGGTAGAGTCGCCCCGGTTGAATCGCGATGTGTCTCGGCATCTTGGCCGGGTGGCGGCGTCAACCGAATACCGGAACGTAGGTGCCGGTCCCCGGCTTCATCCGTTCGCTCATGTCGCGCAAGATCCGGTTGGTTTCACTGGTCAGCCGGTTGTTCTCGCGTTGGGCGTCCAGCGCTCCGGTCGAGTATCCGCCGCCGCCCACCTTGCCGAGCGAGGTGACGATGGGCGCAAGCGTGGAGGCGGCCGGTTTGGCGACCGCAGGCGTATTGTCGGTCGTCACCTTCGCCGCAGCGGTAGCCGCCTGCTTCATCTCCTCGGGCTTGGGCATCGTGTCGCGGATGGAGGCCACCACCTTGCCGAAACTGTCCCGCAGGCCACTGGTGTCGATCAGTTCGCTACCAGTGGTTTCGCCCGCCTTCCGTGCTGCTTCCGCCACCCGTTCGCCGAGTTGGGGAGCGCCTTTGCCGAGTAGTCCCTGAGCTTCCTCCGCCATGTCCTTGAAGTTCATGCCGAAGAGTTCGGCACCGGTTTCCTGCCGGTCCTTGAGGATGCGGCCGAAATCGGTTTCCACGTCGCCGGCCTCGAAGCCGAGCAGGTCGGACATTCCCGGAATCTTGAGCAGGCCCTTGAGCAGGTGCGCCACCACCCATTCCATCCCGGATTGCAGATAGACGATGGGCGTCTGGAACGCGTTGAGCAAAGCGGCACCGAAGCCGGCCACCAGACCGAGCAGCGTCGTGCCGAGGCTCTTCCACATCGCTCCATCGGTTAGGAGGTTCCAGAAGAACTCGATGGCGGTGCGGAAGCCATTGACCAAGGCGTTCACCCCCACCGCGAAGGCGAGCTTCAAACCCGAGGTGACGAGATCGAGAAGCTGGCCGCTCTTGAACGCGGCGATCACGAACATGACGGCCTCCTTCACCCTCTTGCCTGCTTCCGCAGCGAGGGGCGTGAGTTTCTGGACCAGTCCAATGGCCTGCTCGACCAGGGGACGGATGGCGTCGTTGATCGGAGTCCCGAGCGTGAGGAACACCTCATTGATCGTGTCCTTGAGGGTGGAGAACAGGCCCGAGGTCGTCTTGCTCTGCGCCTCCATCATGCCCGAGAACTTGCCGCCCTGGGAGGTCATGTCGATGAACGCCCGCTCGATGTTGGGGAAGCCGACCTTGCCGGATTCCACGAGCTTCTTCACCTCGGAGTCTGACACGCCGAACTGCTTGGCAAGTTCCTGGATGATCGGGATGCCGCGGCCGGTGAGCTGATTGATGTCCTCGGCGAACAACCGACCCTGCACCCGTGCCTTGCCGTAGAGTTCAGCGATCTCGTTGACCGGTGCCTGCACGCCCGCGGACACGTCGCCGATGCGTCGCAGGGTTTCGGGCACCGAGTCGGCGGATTCCCCGAAGGCGATAAGCTTGCGGCCGGCGTCGGCCAGTTCGGGAAACTCGAATGGCGTCTTGGCACCAAGTTCCCGAAGTTTCGCCAGCGTTTCCTCGGCCTTGCCCACATCGCCGATCAGCGTGGAAAACGCCACCTTGGTCTGCTCGAAGTCGGCGGCTGCGTTGACCGCCTTCACGCCGACACCCATCGCCGCCGCGCCACCCGCCAACGCAGCACCCACGCCTGCCTTGAGCGCCGTGCCCGCGACCGAGAAGCCCTTGCTGAGCGCCGCCGCGCCACCTTTGCCGAGCCCCGCCAGTCCCGCGCCGGTGATCTTGCCCATGCGTCGGGCGGATGCCGAAACGAGTTCCGATGCGCCAGCCATGGCCCGCTTCAGGGCGGTGATGTCGGCTCCAAGGGTAACGGTCAGGGCGCTCATGCGCCGGGGGGCGCGTCAACTTGGCTTCCGCTCAGTCACCCACCTTATAAACTGGCACCGTGTAAATCGATGCGAACGGAAAACTCTCCGACGCAACCAAAGCCGCAGGTTCGGAGCGACAGAGAGCGATTACATGATCCGCGAACTTCCACGGATCGATGCTCATGACTTGAATCCCCATCCGATCTTCGATTTGAGGGTAGCCATCCCATACTGAACCAAATTCCCAATAGGTTTTTCCGGCTTGAGGCATAGCTTGATGCATCATTCCGACTCGGAAAATACTCCAAAATTTTTGTCTCACACTTTCGGTTATGCCGAGGTCGGCGCAGACTTCAGTGTTGAAAGCCGCATCCGGACAACTGCCGTCACGAATCTTGATTCGGCTCTTCAAGAGACGTTCATAAAGCGGCAAGCTCATCATCAGGGCGACGAAGGCACCATCTCCGTTGTTGCACTCCTTCAGCTTTTCCAGGGGTGCGACAAACCATCTTTCAAACAACTGCATCTCACTCATATTTCAGTTCTCCAGATTCCGAGGTGGAGGTCACCTCGGGCAATCGGGAGCATGTCATCACCAATCAGTCATGCAACATTCAATTAATCAACCTCATCGCTCCACGATGCCCACGATAGTCCGTAACGGATTCGAAGGGCATCCAACTGGTCCCGCAGAGTAGGCTTATCAAAGCCGGAGTTACACCAATTTGTCCTCGTCCCATTTTTTCGCAGCAGGCAGTGCTGGTATTGCGCCAGTCTTGCCAGCGGCATGAACAGGACACGCTCCTCAGACCATCCGGTCTCAGCGGTGACGGCGAACACCTGGGCGGCTAGGAAGCCGGGCTCGTCGCAGGGCGGGGCTTTTTTCCCGGCAGCACCGACACGGGATCGACCTGTGCCGCCTCCAGTTCCCGGCTCTGCTCCTCCAGCCGCTTGAAGGCGGTCTGGAAATCGGCAGGGGCGAGCCCGCCGCAGAAGATCAAAGCAGCCTCACGGAAGGCCTGTTCATCAAATGACGCCCGCACCACCTCGGGCCACGGGGCGCAATGGGTGTAAACGAAACCCATGATGGCCGAGGTGAACTCGGGTGTGCCGTCCTTCGGCATTTTACCCTTCACCAGCGGGTTGCCGGTGCGCAGCAGCACGTCGTAGCTGGCCAGCGACAGCGGGCGCATGGCGTGCCCGCCGACGATGGTTTCCACATCGTGAAAGGCGGCGGAGAGGAGTTTCTGGCGGTCGGTGTCGTCCATGGCTTCAGAGGTGGCGGAGGAACAGGTCTTCAGTGGCGGGCGATGCATCGAGGGGGATGAAGGCGACCTTGCCCCGGCGCTTCACACAGGCGAGCGGCACGTCTTGCTTCACCTTGTCCACCAGACGCTGGCGGTTCATGAGCGCACACTTGATGTAGGCGAACGGGTGCTCCGAATTTGCGAGGTGCCAGGCGTCGTCGTTCCACGCTTCGATGAGTTCCTTGGTCTGGAACTTTCCGCATGGGCTTTGTGGCTCGAAGAACCAGACGGTGCGCTCGCCGCGGATGCCGTCGCCAACGACACGAACGAAGGGCTTCTCGGCGAGCGGAATGCCCACGGCCGTTAGAGCGGCTGCGAGGCAGGTGTTACTGGTGGCGGTGGATGAAATGTGGGTGATCGCGTTCATATCGGTATCTCAGGTTCGAAAGTCTGGCTCACGCACCACCGCCGGAAGACACGAGCGGATAGTTGGTGGCGGTGATGTCGATCTTCTCGAAGTCCTCGTTGTTGAGGGCGCGGCTGATCTGCTTGATGATCGTGGTGCCACCGCTCGACTGCATGTGGGCCGGGACCGCGTTGGTGAGCGCGAGGGCGGCGCCGATCTTGCCCGCGAAAGCGCCGGTCTTCTTCACCAGCCCGGAGAGCTTGATCTCGGCCTTCTCCTGATAGAGCGCGAGGCCGATGATTTCGCCGCCCTTGTCCAGCACGACCTTCTCCTGGTTGGAGTAGTCGAAGGACAGGTCGGTGATGATGATGCCGGATTCATCCTGGGGGATGCCCCAGTTGCCGGTGGTGCCAAGGAAAGTCGCGGCCATTTGACCGCGTGTGGCGTGTCAACCGCATCACAGGGCGGAGACAACCGCCTCGTAGTTGAGCACGGTTTCCCGGCCGCGCGATTCGTCCGGCGTGGTTGAAGAACTGCGCAGGATCAAGTCGTGAAGGACGAACGATTCCGAGTTGAGTGAATCCCTCTGGCCTGTCACGTTGGCCAGCAGTGTATTCAACAACATCGCCCACGCGACATGCTCGTGGATCGGCGTGTCATCGACCTGACTGAACAGATGAATGTCGAGGTTGATCCGTGCGGTGTTAGGCATCCCTGAGACCGGTTTTGCTTCCGATGTCGCAAGCACGAGGCAGGGACGGGTTCGCAGTTCGTCACGGTTGGCAACGTGAACCGGCAACTCAGCCGCCGAGGGGAATCCATTGGGGCGGGTCTGGTCAAGCCATGCGGCGAGTTTTGTGGTCAGGACGGTTTCGATAATATGTGACATCGGCCACGGGCGGCGCGTCAACCGGCACGGCGTCGCAGCGCCTGGTTCGCCCGTTCGTTGATCTTGAGCAACGAGGTGGACAGCGCCTTGCGCAAACGTGCCGCCGCGATCTGCAATGCGAGGTTGATCCCCTTCCAGGTGCTCACGTCCTCGATGTAGTCGAGCTTGTTGACCAGCGTGACGGAAGCCTTGGCACCGGTCTTCACCACCGCGCTGCCGGGGGCCTGCTTGTGACGGGTCGCCCATTGAACCGCCCCACGGATGCGCCCGCCGATGGACTTGCCGGCCTGGATCCACGAGCCCTTGGCAAAGCCGACCCGCTTCTGGATCTTGGCGATGTAGTTGTCCCGCGCCTTCTTGCTGGTGACGATCTGCTTCGGCTTGGCTGCTCCGAGCTGCCCCCATTGGTGGAGATTCGGATCGAGACGGCCTACCGTGAGGTCCTTCCAACCGGAACCCGACTGGCGAAGCGCGTTCTGTGCGCGCGCGAAGCGCCGGTTCTGGATGTTCGCCCAGAAGCGGTCGGCGGCCTCGGGATCGGATTTCCGGATTTCCTCGAAGGCATCGGAGGGCAAAGCGAAGACACCGCTGATGTCGCCGGCCACCGCACCTTCACCCAGCTTTCGCGCCTTCTCCGAGAACCCGAAGGGCCGAGTGTTGCGGGCCAGTTCCACGGCGAGGCCGCGTGCCTCCTGCTTCACCAGGGATTCCAGCGTGCGGCCGACCTTCTCCGGGTGACGCCGCAACAAGCGGGCCACGTCGGATGCTCCCTTGAGCTTGGCGGTGAAACGGACGGCGTCGTCACTCATCGGTCGAGGAAAGGCTGAGGGTGAGGAGCGGAGAGCGCGGATGGCCCGACACCTGTGAGATCCGGTATTCGGTGCCTTCGACCTCGATGCGCTCGCCGAACTTGGGCAGTGGTCCGGTGAAGGCGGTCTTGGGCACCCGCAGGCTCAGTTCGGGCGAATCCACGAAGCCGCCCATCTCGATCTGTTGGGACCGCTCGACCCGTCCGACCAGAACGAGCAGGTCGATGCCCTTCCAGCGTGCCTTCACGCCGTGCTCGGTTAGAAGCTGCCGCAGGTCGGCGAGGATGTCGGATTCAAGGCTCATGCAGCGGTAGGCTTGTCAAAAGCAAACACCCCCTCCCGGTTTCCCGGGAGAGGGTGGCGATGACCAATCGAACCAAGGAAAGGTTTGCTCAGGAATACTCGCCCGCCACCAGGTTGATGCGGCAGGCCGAGGTGCCGTCCAGTTCGATGAGGGCAGGCCCCTCGTTAACGGCGAAGACCGTGGGGGCGTTGACCTCCTTGGTGGTGGCACCGACCGGCACCTGGCCGCGGGAGGTCATGAGCGAGACGGTGTCGCCCGGTGCCAGCGCGAGGCCGAGGTTGGCGTTGAGGGTGATCGTTCCGGCCCCGGCATCGACCGAGGCGACCACTCCGCGCACGCCGGTTCCGGTGGCGTTGGAGAACAGAACCACCACGTCGTTCGCGGCGGCGCCCGTGTAAGGCGGCGCGTTGATGACGGTCTGGTTGGCCGCGCTGGTGGCCGTCACGGTGGTGGCACGCGACTGGGCGCGGAAGGTCAGCAGCGAGGCGGCCTTGTCGGAGGTCGCGCTCGCATACTGGATCCGCACACGGTCGCGCCCGCTGGCGGGGACAACCACATGGCTGAGGGTGGAGCCGGCGTTGCCGGTAAAGCTGAAGGGAATCATGGCGTTGTTCTGCTAGGTGTTGGTTTGGATGGCTCAGGGTTTGACGACGCGCTTGAGTGCGTCGGTCTTGCCCACCGTGAAGCCGTAGAGGCACTCGATGGTGACGAACACCTTGTTGGCGCGAGTGTCGGTGAAGCGCAGGTAGCCGAAGGTCATGCCGGTCTGCGGATCGGTGACCGCGCCGGACTGCTGGTATTCGGCGACCGGCACGAGGTAGCGCATGGCCACCGCGATGGCGCTCGGGTGAACCGCGAAGCCGACGAGCTTCTCGGCGTGGTCAGGCGGGATCACCACCGTCTCGAAGAGGTCGAATCCGGCGAGCCGCTTGATGAGACCCTCGGTGACGCCAGGGGCGCTGAGGTTCAGGTTGAAGCTCTTGGCGACGATGTCGTCGGCGAGCAGGTTGGTGTAGTGGCCGGCGTCCAGCACGAGCGACCGGGGCGAGGCTGGCATCTTCGCTTCCCCGCACTTCTCGCGGGCTTCGAGGACCTTCTTGTAATTGTAGTTGGTCGCGGCGACGGCCGGGAGCGAACCGCCGAAGTTCGCCTGCGTGATGACCGACATGATGTCGAGCAGCACGTCCTGGGCGAGTTGCTGGGCGGCGGTTTCCACAAGGGCGTCGAGCACATCCATGGCCGTCTCGGACACCTCGCGGGCCGTGACGTGGACGGTCTTGAACTTGTGGCGGTTGAGCGTCACCGGGATGGTGGTGACCGTCGAATCGGCGTTGGCGGTGTAGTCACCGGCGAAATCGCTCGACCCGGACGGGGCGCCGACCAGCGGGACTCGCACGGTGTCGCCCTTGTCGGCCTGCTGGGGACCGAAGTTGGTCGAGAACGCCGTGACGGGCAGCAGGTTCGCGGTGAAGGGCATGAGCGCCCGTTGCGCGACCTTGATGTCTTTGACGTTGGTGAGGGTGTTGGACATGGCGTTCTATCAGGCTTGGTGTTTGAGGATGATGGCTTGCTGTTGCGGGGTGAGGTTCCGCCAGAAGGCGGTCTGTTCGGCCGGGTCCTTGATGGCGGCGAACTGCGCGTGGAGGTCGGCGGCTTGGGTGGACTCCCCGGCGGGCGTCACTTGAGCCGGGGTGGTCGTGCCGGTGGAGGCGACCACGCGGGCGACCTCGGTCTGGACGCGCTTGTCGAAGTCGGCCTGCGACGCCTGGAGTTCGGTGACGCGGGTCCGCAGCGTGGTGACTTCGGCGGTGGCCGTGTCGCGCTCGGACTTGAGGGTGTCGATCTCGGCGGAAAGCAGTTCGACCTCGCCGCGCAGGCGTTCGAGGTTGGCCGACGCCTCGTTGAGAAGTTCGGTCTGGGCTTGGTGATCCCGTTGGAGGTCGGCGACCTGGGTGCGGGCTTCGAGTAGGAGGTCTTCTGGAGCGGTGCTCATCGCCCGTGCTCCCGTGTCAACCGCAGCGTGATAGACGCGGAGCCGCCGCAGCGCCTCGGCCCGGTCCGGGACCATGCCCGCGAGGTTGAGCCGTTGGGCTTGCCGCCCGCTGAAGGTCTGGCCTTCCATCGCCTCGGTCGGGATGGCACGTCCGCTGGCGAGCACGGCGGCGTGGAAGTCGCGGGCGATCTCGCCAAGATTCGAGCGGATCAACTCGCGTTGGTCGTCGGTGAGCGGAGTGCCGGGTGCCCCGATGGACTTGTATTTGCCGACGGCGAACACCTCGACCTTGATGCCCGCCTTATCGAGGGCGGCAGAGTTGTCGATCACCGCCTGCACCACGCCGATGGATCCGACCTGTGCGGAGGGCGTGGCATAGACGGCTCGGGCCTGGCTGGCGATCCAGTAGGCCGCCGAGCACATGAGCCCGGACGAGAACGCATACACCGGCTTGCTCTCATTGAGCGTGGCGACGGCGGCAGCCAGTTCCGGGGTGCCGAGCACGGTGCCGCCGGGAGAATCGATGTCGAGGAAGACCGCCTTCACATCGCCCCGCCCGCCTGCTTCACGGATGGCAGCGCCGATCTCCTCCGAGTCGGTGGCACCGAGGAACACGCGGGCGAAAATCCCCGGCTTGCGGAGGATAGGCCCGTTGATGGCGACCACACCGATGCCGTCCTCGATGGCGAGCAGGTCGCTGGCCGGTGCCGATGCCGGGAGGTTGCCGCCCCGGTCATGGAACGCACGCGTGGTCGCGGCCATCGCGTGGAGGGCGTCGGGCTGGATCAGCCATTCGCGGTTCTGGAGCAGGTCGGAAGTCACGCACCTGCCCGCGTGTCAACGACCGGGCGGCGGTTCGTCGGGCAGGGACGGGGCGAATGATCCACCGGACGGCTTCCAGAGCATTTCCGGAGGCACGCCGTATTTCGCGGCGGTTTCGAGGATCAGCTTCGCGTCGGTGGCACGGCGTTCGATCTCCTCGCGGAAGTCGGCACCGAGTTCTGCGTAGTGGTCGGAGAGCGTCTTGAGTCCCGCCTCCACGTCGGCACGGTTCTGTTGGGCCTCGCGGCCGGCGTCCACGGTCACGCGCTTGGGTGGCACCGTCGCCACCTTCCACCAGCCCTGGACTGGAGGCAGCAGACCGCGGGCAATCGCATCGCCGACAAGGTAGGCCCACACCGGACGGATGAGTCGCCGTTCGAGGATCATCTGGCGGAAAGAGAAACGCCGGTCGGCCTTGGCGACGATAAGACGCACCCCCGCGCCACCGACCTTGCTGGAATCCGCCGCGAACTCGAACGGGATCATGCCAAGGGCGGAATCACGCCGCAGGTGTTCGAGGAAGCCGGTGAACGTGGGCGACGGGCGGTTTGACTGAAAGCTATCGAGCGATTCGTCGGGTTTGAGCGCCACCAGCTTGCCGCCGACAATGCGCTGCAAGGTGACCGGGTCGCTGGCCTCCCCGCCACCACCTGCGCCACCGACCACGAAATCGCCGTTGTCGTCGATCTCGCCCCGCGCCGTTTTCAAGATGCGGGCTACGTCGGCGTTGTCTTTCACCGCATGCTTCTCCAGGGCGAGCAGTTCGATCTCGTCGAGGATGTGGTTGATCGAATGCTGGATCGTCGGGTGGTTGCGCACGCCGCCGGCCCACTCCGGTTCATGAATGTGAAGGATGGCCGGCGCCGGGAGGTCGCGGGCCGTGTTGTCATCCTGCAGCACGCGGTAGAACACCGGGGCACCGAACGCATCGAGGCCGATGCCGTCCACGGTTTCCTTCGAGCCCATCTCATCTCCGATGCGGTGGCTCTCGATCAACTGGAGGCGCGGCTCGCCGTCGAGATCGCGGGTCTTGTGGACGAAGTATTCGCCGTCGATGTCCATGCCCCGGCAGACGAGCGCCTGGCATTCCTCGAACGAGAAGCGTCGGGTGACTTCACAGCGGGACGACCAATAGGAAAAGTATTCCTCGGCGGCGCGGTTCCAGTCGGGGTTGGGCGATTGCGCCTGCACGCGGATACCGTCGCCGGTCGAGTAGATTGCCATGTTGGCGACCAGCTCGCGGACGAATCCCGAGTTCTTGTGAAGATAGCGCGACTTGCGGACCAGCTCGGTGCGCACGCCCGGGGTGAGTTCCTTCCGGGCATCGGAGGGCGATGCTCCGGGCACGGCACCACGGCGGGGCGACCAGTTCGCGGCCTCAAACGGCGACGCCCATGCCTTCGGCAGAAGGACGGGCGGCAGGAACAGGCGGGCGATGGATTGCAGGCGGTTCATTTCGCGAGGTGTCCAGAGATGAAGGAGGCAGCGGCGATGCGGGGCTTGCCGTAGGTGTCCGGGTCGAGCACCCGCAGGGCGTGGCCGCATTCTTCAAGCACCTGGTCCACCGGCAGCGTGAACTGCTTGGACACCGAAGTTTCGGCGTCGTTCCAGTTCATGATCGTCTTGCCTTCCAACAGGAGCGACTTCGCCCGCTGCTGGATCGCAAGGACTTCGGCGACGGTGAATCCGGTGATGAAGAGTCCGCGGGCCATGCACGGCGGCGGGTGTCAACGGCGAAACCGCATGCTCCCGGCTTGTCGTCATGGGCTGGATCTGATAGCAGATTGGGCATGACAAAGGCACGAGAGAGGTTTGACGTTTCCATTCAGGATGCCGTGGATTTGCTGTTGCACTTCGATAACCAAACAAAGCCGCCGCCGAAGAACGCCGAGGTCCTCAAACGGGCGGGCTTGGTGATGGCTCTTACTGCATGGGAAACCTACGTCGAAGATCTGATTCAAGAAGTGGTGATCGACAGGCATTCGGGAAGCGTCAGTCACGCCGAGAAGTTCATGCACGCGCGCCTTACCGAAGAGCTGAAACGGTTTCACAATCCCACCTCCGACAAAACCCGGAAGCTCTTTCTCGATTACGCGGGCTTGGACGTGACGAAGAATTGGCAATGGCCTGGGTATGACACGGCATCCTCAAAGAAGAAATTGGATGAACTGCTCGGGATACGCGGCGATATTGTTCATCGGTCGAAAGCTCCCGACGACGGAGGACCGTCCAAGCCTCATCCCGTGAAGCGTGAGGACCTGGCGAAGGCCGTCAGGTTCCTCAAGGGGTTGGTCGAAGCCACAGATAAGGCCCTCACGGATAGAACTTCTCCAGCTTGAATCAACGGCCCTTCCATGTCGCGTTGCGCCCCCGCGTGTCGATGTGGACGAATCCGGCCGACGGATAGAGCCCGAGGCCGCCGGTGAACTTCCCCTGGGCGCGCCATTCGACCAGCCGGTCATAGACCCGCTGCGGGCTAACACCATCGAAGGCGATGTCCAGGGCATTGAACTCAAGGTGCTGGCTGAGTGCGGCACCGCCTACCGCCTTGTTGTAGGCAGGGGCACGGTAGGAACTCAGAATGCGGCACGGCTTGCCGAACGAGGCGCGGAGTTCATCGACGACCCGGAGCGTGGGCACGAGGTTCTTCCACAGCCGCTTGGGCGGCGGGCTATTCTTCACGCCTTTGCGCTCGCGGGCAAAGTAGCTGGTGAACTCACCCGCGCCGAAGTGGCGGAAGCCTTGGGCGGCGAACCAGTCGTTGAAGGATTCGGCGGGCATGGCTCACTTTCCGGTGCGGGGTTCCACGACGATCTCGATGCGGCCGTCCGGATGAACCCGGATGCGTCCGTCCTTGTTGATGAACTCGCCTTGGATCGGCGGTGGAGTGGTGCAGGAGCTCACGAGCAGGGCGAGCGCAGCGGCGATGATCGGAATCAGGGTCTTCATGTCTCCCCGTCCGCGCTGTCAACGGGCGCTGCCGCCACCGCCTCGCGACCGACGATCTTGAGCATGGTCGCCGCCGTCGCCTGCATGGACTCCGCATCGAAGTAGTGGT